ATGGCGGTTCAGTTAAGGTTAAAATTACTGATGATGGTTCGTTAAAGAATCTAGGTAAAAACGCGAAGAAGGCTGGAAAAGACGTTGGTTCAGTCGCAAAGAATGTACAAGAAAGCGACAGAAGACTAAAATCCTTATCACAACAAACATCAAACTCAACAAAAGCATTTTCAAAACAAGCCCAAACTATTGGTGGGGGACTTGTGCCTATTTATGCAACAATCGCTGCGCAGGTATTCGCCGTTTCAGCAGCATTTAGATTTTTACAAGACGCAATGGAAACCAGAAATATGGTAGAAGGCCAGAAGGCTTTTGGTGCTATAACTGGTAATGCATTTGCAACTATGACTGCTTCAGTCCAAGCAGCAACTGCTAACATGATTTCTTTTAAAGAAGCTGCATCTGCTGTTGCGATTGGTAGTGCCGCAGGATTAACTAGAACACAATTAGAACAACTAGGTACAGCAGCAAAAAATGCATCATTGGCTCTTGGTAGAGATGTAACAGATGCCTTTAACAGATTAATAAGAGGTGTGACGAAAGCAGAACCCGAACTATTAGATGAATTAGGTATTATATTACGACTAGAGCCTGCAACAGAAAAATATGCAGCAGCTATAGGTAAAGCAAGAACGGAATTAACAGCTTTTGAAAGATCACAAGCCGTTGCAAATGAAGTTATAACTCAAGCAGAAACTAAATTTGGTAGAATTACAGAAATTATGGATGAGAGTGCTTTTGTACTTGGTCAGTTTGCAAAAGAGTTTGACGATTTAACAAAAGCAATCAAGTTAGGAGTTGCAGAATTTTTAATTCCAATTATTTCATTTTTAAAAGATAATATCACCTCTTTAATTGGTGTATTCGGATTATTAGCAGCACCTATTGTTAGCCAAATAATTCCAGACTTTGGAAAAATGGCAACTATGTTTGATAATGTAGCACTTAGCTCAAAAAATATGGGTAAACAAGCAAGTAAAGATCTTAAACTTATGAAAGGTTTAAAAGGCGGTGGAGACATTGGCAAAAAAGCACAAAAAGACTTCATGGCCAGTGGAACAAGCGGAATGCAAAGCATGTTAGCTGGACAAGACATGACTGGACAGAGTGCTACTTTACAAAAAGCTGCCCAAGGAAAGAAACTAAATGCAAAAGAACTTGGTGTTTTAAAAAGGCATTTAAAACAGAAAAATAATATGATTGGTAACATGACTAAACAAGACCAATTAATATTTGATAGATATATAAAACATCAAGAACTTGGATTAAAAGGTAGTATGACAAAAGCCAAGTTAGAATATAAACAATTAGGTTTAGTTACTAATAAGTATATTGCAGGTGCTCAAGTAGGCTTTTCAAAACTATTTGGTACAGTGGCAAAAGGAGCTGCAGTAGCTGGTAGAGCAGTATCAAGATTATTAGGTGCTTTTGGTTGGATAAGTTTAGCTTTTATTGCTTTTGATGGTATAAGAGCCATGATGAAAGGCACAGAAGAAGATCTAACAAAAGCTCAAGAAAAAGCGGTGGCATTTACGGACTCTTTAAAACTTTTAAATACAGAACTACAGAATATGGAAAGAGTTAGAAGAGAAGGTTTTGTAGTTGGAGGGATGTCTGTTTTAGAGCAACAAGCAAATGCACTAAAAACAGGAGATGTATTAGGAATTATCAGGCAGTTTAATGAAGGACTATCTTTAGGTACTATGAATGAAGGTACGCAGAACGAACTATTAAACTCTATTCAAAGCATTGTAAATTTAGTTCCTGAGTTAGAGGGAATACAAAATTTATTTAGTGGACCTATAGATAACTTACAACAAATAGATTTGACTAATAAAAATCCATTTGTAGTTATAGCCAATGATGTTATGCAGGCTGGAATGGCTACAAAACAGTTTAATGAACAAATACAGGGATTAGATAAAGCAGTATTAAATGTAGTAAGTGGGGCAAAACAAAGACCTTATGCTTCTTTAATAAGAGAAATATCAGGTCTTGTTGGAGCAAGTGGTGCTTTAGGAGATAATACACTTGAAAAACTTGACTTAGCCCAAGCAACTGCTGAAAAAGAACTAAAAAGTAGACTTGGTACATTTAATCAGCTAAAAACTTTTAAACAAAATACTTCTAATTTAACTGCATATACAACAGACGAGCACGTTATGAGTAACATTGATAGTATTAAATCTGCAAGACAAGGTCAATATGATAGTTTAAGTTTCTTAACAGAAAGCGCAGAAGGAAGAAAGATAATACAAAATGCATTTGGATTAGAAAATACTCAAGTTAAAGATTCAGCTTCTGCAATGAAAGCTTTACAGAAAAATATAATGACGCAAAGTAATATGCTTAACCCTGATGATCCAGAAGGTTTTGGAATTGATGCATTGATGGGTGGCAGTAAATTTATGGAAGGTTATAACAAAATAACAAATATATTAAAGAGCCAAAATTTAGATGTTATGGAGAGTACATTAGCTGCACAGAAAAAACAAAATAAAGCAAGTAAAGATGAGATTGAAAATAGAAAACAACTAAAAATACTTAATACTGCATTTATGAAGGCATTAGAAGCTGAAAATGAAAACACACTTAATTTAAATAAAAAACGACATACAGAAAAATTAGATCAATTAGATTTACAATTAGAAGTAAATAAACAAATAGCTTTCAATGAAAAAGACAGATTAGATACAGAAGATAAGAAAAATAAAGTTACACAGTCAGGAATAGAATTAAGAATAGCCGAAAGAGTGTTACAAGATGCGGGAGCAGACGTAGATACACAGAAAAAACTTGCCTTACAAGACCAAGTACAATTAGCCAGAGATAATTTAGAAATTGCTGAGAAAGAGTTAGAAATACAAAAACAAATGGCAATATTAAAGTTTAAACAATATCAACAAGGAAGTGCAGATATTGCAAGTAGAATTGCAGGAGGCTCTTTCTTTAATAGTCAGCAAAATAGATTAACAGGATTTTTACAAGGACCGGAAGCAATGGGCGCGTTAGCAGATGCAGGAGTAACAGCAGGCGAAGCAGCAAAAGAAAATGCTTTGTATAATAAAGTAACTGGCACGTCAGATCTTGAAACTGATGAAGGCGTATTAAAACAACAATTCCAAGAACAAGCTTTAAATAAATTACAAGAAGAATTCGAATTAAGAGAAAAGCTAACAAGACAAATGAAATTGCAGCATGATATAGCAAATAGATTAACAGAAGGACTTGCAAATGATATGGCAGGAGCTTTAGTTGAAGTTGCAAAAGGTACAAAAACAATGAAACAAGCCTTTGGAGATATGGCAATTTCTATACTATCAGATATAACAAAAATGATAATTAAGCAACTTATATTAAATGCACTTATGGCAATGGTAGGCATGATTAACCCAGCGGCAGGTGCCTCAATTGGTGCTTTGATGGGTTTAACTGGAGGGACTCAAGGTAGACAAGGCGGAATCATGCAACCAGGAGCTGGAGGTGGATATCGTTCTTATAGAAGTGGTGGAGTAGCAGATGGACCAGAAGCTGGTTATCCTGCAACACTACATGGAACAGAAGCAGTCGTACCATTAGGAAATGATAAGTCTATACCAGTAAAAATGTTAGAAGGAAGCAGTGGAACAAACAATGTAAGCGTTACTGTAAATATGTCGGAAGGCGGAACAGATATTAAATTGGAAGGCGACAAAGCAAAAGCATTTGGAAATAGTGTCGCAGCGGCTGTACAACAAGAAATTGTTAAACAGCAAAGGACAGGAGGCCTGTTAAGTAGTTACTAATGGCAATAGGATTTAACGTAGGCGGAAGCCTTGGACAAGCAGTACCAGATAAAGGGTTTACTAGAAAATCAACCCCTAGAGTTTATTCAGCTCAATTTGGAGATGGGTATTCACAAAGAGTAGGAAATGGAATCAATCCATTAGATGAAGTTTTTAGTTTAAATTTTGCAAACAGAACAAAAGCAGATGTAGACGAAATAACAAATTTTTTAGAAACTAAAGCAGGTATTACCTCTTTTAATTTTACATATTCAGAAAGCGGAGGAGAAACAACAATTAAAGTACTTTGTGCTGATTGGAGTCAATCTTGGGCATATGATGATTACTATGATTTACAGACAAAATTAGTGAGAGTTTACGAATAATGAGTTTAATTGCAGCAATACAAACACTAACCCCTGGTTCTATTTTACATATGTATGAAGTAGAAAAAGAAGATGGAAGTTATGTTAGATTTAGTGGGTATAATAATGCAAATAATACTCCTATACAAATGTATGATTATGAAACAAATACTCAATTAAATACTTATTATACTTTGCCAATTACAGCTGATGGTTTTGAAAAAAATCAATCAGGAGCAATGGCAAGACCAAGATTAAGAGTTTCTTCCTCAACAGATAGTACTAATGCTCAAGTAAGTTTTAAACAAGCAATAGGTGGAGATTACACAAAATTATTAGGTAAAAAAATGGTTCGTAGAACTACTCTTGCTAAATATATAGTAGGCGGAGCAAGTGCAACAGGCTCAGGAGTGACTCCAGTAGAGTTTAATAGAGAAGTTTGGATTATAGATAAAATATCAAGCGAAGACTCAACGAGTATCGAGTTTGAATTAAATTCTCCTTTTGATATAGACGGAGTAACAATACCAAAAAGAACTATTGTAGGAAATGGATGCGCATGGGAATATCAAGGTGCAAGTCCTACTAGAAAAGAAAGTCAAAAAATAGGTGGATGTAGTTGGCACTCTCATGGATTCTATAGAGCTGAGATAACAAATGCAGGAATAAGCACAGGGGCACAATTTACTGCATTTGTAAATATTGACGACCATTATATACTACCAAATACTTCAGTAACAAGTTGGGATAGTTTAAGTGGGAGTTCAAACATTACAACAAATACTTTATATTCATATAATCAAACAGCAACAAGATTAGATACAAATGGAAACTACACAACTGCTTCTGTAAAAAGTTATTGGCAAGCAAGAGTTACTGGAACTAAAACCTCAAAAGGAACGCCTGCTGAAAATAATAGTAGTTTTGTAAGAGCCTGTGTATATGATGATTATAATGCAAGTACTACTTATTATGCTTATACCGATGAAAAATTTAACAACTATGTTAGAAAAACAGAAATAATTAATCCACCGACTACGGTAGGATTACCTACCAATCCAAGTAATGGGGCTACTACTCATAACTATGGAATGACATGGACTTATGTAAGTGCAAATACAGCATGGGAGGCTACAGGATATAGTATATGGCAGGCAAAAACTACTAATGCAGGAAACACTCCTAATTTTGGAGATTTTTGGAAAAGAGGGGATATTTGTGGAAAGAGATTATCTTCTTGTAATCGTAGATTCAATGCAACTCCAATTAGTACATCAAGTGCTACTTCAAATCCGAAAGCAGATAATGATAATACTAGTGTACTACCGTTCGGAGCTTTCCCAGGAAGTTCGAGGTTTAACTAATGTTAGATATTATTTACAAAGCAGCAGAACAAGCAGCCCCTGAAGAAATGTGTGGTTTAATTATAGAAAAAGACGGAAATGAAGAATTTATAAATTGTGAAAATTTTGCCGAGAATAAATTAAATGAGTTTAAAATTGACCCAAAAACTTTTGTGAAGTATCAACTCATTTCGAAAATAAAATATGTAGTCCATAGTCACTATGACTCAAAATGTAATCCGAGTAACCAAGACAAAAAATCTTGTCGAGCAATGGGTGTTCCATACATGATAGTATCGTACCCAGAAAAAGAGATGTGTATTTATGATCCAAGTTAAGTTAATGGGTGAAATGGGAGAAAAGTTTGGAACAGACTGGGTATCTGCAGATAATAACTTGCGAGATATTTTTAAACTTATAGAAGCGCAAACAGATGGGTTTGCAGAATATATTGGAGATTTGGTGGAAAAAGATAATGTTGGTTTGGAAGTTATACATGGAAAAGACCTATTAATTAAAACTGAAGACGATATAGCAGATTTCTTTTTACCAGTTATAAATAATACTATTTATATTACTCCAGTACCAGCAGGTTCTGGATTTGGAGATGTATTTAAAATAATAATTGGAATTACACTTATGATATTCGCACCTACAATAGCAGCAGCAATAGCAGCTTACGTTCCTTTTGGTGTAGCAACTATAGGAGCCGTTGGTTTACAAGCTGGAGTAGCTGCTACATGGTTAGTTTATTCAATAGCCGCAATAGGAGGACTACTAGCACTAAAAGGACTAACAGATTACTTAACTCCTCAGACTCCTGGAAACTCTCCAGATAGTTATTTATTTGGTAATGCACAAGAAAATGTAAAGATGGGAAGCCCAGTTCCTTTACTATATGGAGAACTAATAGTTCCTGGAGTAACAATAAACTACTCTATGAGAGATCAAAAAACAACAGGTTATAATTCGTCGTTTACTTATGTAAGTTCAACGTCAAATAGCCCAGCGAATAGTGGTGGAGATTCTAATAAATCTTTAACTATTGTTCATCAGAAATAAATATTATGGCAATTTTGAGCAATATGATGAAGGCAATAGCAAGCCCTGGCGGAGCAGCAACTTCTCCTGATAATACTGTACGAAGCAGAAGAAACAGTCCTAATCAGGAACAGTCTGTTATCGTCTATGATTTAATATCAGAAGGACCTATTGAAGGGCTTATAGATGGGGCTTCTTCTATATATTTAGATACTACTCAAGTTTTAAATAATTCATATAAAAATTCTCATAATCCAAAACAAAGTTTTGATGTATCTTACAATGCTAGTACTAATACTATTACTGATAATACAGGCTCTTCTATGTTCTCAGGGTACAGCTCTAGTAATGGAAGTTATAAAATTAGAATAGAAGAAGCAAAAAAGACTATTTCAGGAATATCTATAACAGCAGGTAGTAAGACTGTTACTTCTTCAGGAGGTTTTGCTACTAATGACGTTTCAAAAACATATGTAAGCGGTCAATATTTAAGAATAAAAGAAGGCGGTCCAAATAAAACAACTTTAGTATGTAAAATTACAAAATACACAAGTGCAACTTCTGTAGAAATAGATAGAATGGCAGAAGTAACCGCTTCATCTTTAGCAGGTACTATTGATTTATGTGGAACAGTCAGTTCTACAACTAATGCAAATACAGCTGTAATTACACCTGATACTGGCGGAGATAGAACAGTTGCAAACACAGCTGTTTATATGGATAGTCCTGCAAGTGTAGCAGAGTGGGAAGCAACAAATATTAATTATAACTTTGATAATGTTGTTTATGGGTTTAAGACAGGAGAAAGAAGTCAATCTTATGTAGGTACTGCAGCAGATACTGGCAACGCTTCAGTAATTGCAAATATTAGTAAAACACTTACAACTACTGATTTAAGTGGAATAGGAGTAAGTAATAGTTATAGTACTTACGGATATGGTATTAAGGGAGATGAAACTAGTACGTGGTCAGCTAATCCAATTTTTATCACTTCTAGTCAAATGAATCTAAGTACTCAAAAATCTGCAGTAGATAGATTAAAACTTACTTTCCAATATGATAGTATGTATTCGGTAAAATCAAAAAACGGCACTGAGGGGCATGCGAGTATAGAACACAGAATCTATCTTAGATACAAAAATCCAGGAGATTCTTCATTTACAGAAGACTTGATATATGGGCCAACCGACTCAACATTATTAGCCAGACAATCGAATAAAAGAGTACGTGGGTGGGATTACTCATCTTCAGGAACAGTACAAGCTTATTGTAAGAATCCTTTTGTTGAAGTATTTGATATTAACTTAGAACCTTATCAACCTCTTGAAGATTATGAAATAAAACTTGAAACAATTACTCCAATTAGTAGAAACAACGGAGGTTGGATGCATCAGAACTCAGGAAGACTACAGTCTATAGAATCAGTTATTAATGACAAACTTTCCTATCCTTTAGCAGCTTATGGACAAATGATGTTTAACGCTTCTGATTTTGGAAATGTTCCAGAAAGAGGATATCATGCAAGAGGATTAAAAATAATGGTACCTACTAACTATTCTCCTAACCACGAAGGATATGAAGGAAGCCCTGCACAATATACTAGAAATATTACTACAGGAGCAGTAGGAAGTAATTATGTAGCATGGGACGGAAACTTTAGGGGAGATACAGATGTCTTTGACGCAACTTCTCCTAACTTTGAAAAAGTATACACTAATAATCCTGCCTGGGTTTTTTATGATATAGTAAGCAATAATCGATATGGGTGTGGAGAATATATAAATGCTAGTGATATAGATAAATATTCTTTATTCAAAATAGCAAGATATTGTGATGAATTAGTGCCTAATGGAGAAGGAGGAACAGAACCTCGTTTTACAGCAAATGTATGGTTCACAGAACAAGCCCAAGCTATGAAAGTCATGCAAGATATGCTATCTATTTTTAGAGGTATGATGACATGGCAAAATGGACAAATAGTAATAGAACAAAACAGAGAAAAATCTCCAATAGCAGCTTTTAATAAAGGGAATGTAGTAGGGGGTAAGTTTTCTTATCAGTCTACTAGAAATAGATTTAGATATAATCAAATAAATGTAACCTGGAATGACCCAAAAGCATTTTATAAGAAAACAGTAGAAATAGTAGAAGACCACGATAATATAGTAGAAACACGAAAAATTAAAAAGAAAGACGTAGTTGCATTTGGTTGTACTAGTAGAGCACAAGCAGTTAGATATGGTAAATGGCATTTATTTACAGACCAGATGGAAACAGATGTAGTTTCTTTTACTTCAGGAATAGAAGGTCAAACTTTAAAAAGCGGAGATATAATAACAGTCGCTGATGCAGATAGAAACAATTTAAGATTTGGAGGAAGAACTTTAGCTAATTCTACTACTACCAATATAAAAGTAGACTCTTCTTTAGACTTATCAAATACAGCAACTTTCTTTATGGAAGTAGTATTTCCAGAAGGTGGAGCATATTTACAACAAGATACTGCAACAATAAGAGGAGCTTCTAGAAAAAGAGGCGATTTTATACAATATGCAGATAATGTTTCAGGATCAAATACAGCACTAACATCTGAAACTATAATGGTTAATGCAGTAGATGACAGCGGCAATAAATTAGACTTAGTATGGTCTGGTGAAACAAGAGTTGAAAGACAAGAAGTATCGAGTTACAACGCTACTAGTGTTACTGTAGCTAGTGCTTTTACAAGTGCACCTGCAACTCACAGTATTTGGGCAATTATAGAAATTGATGCAGATGGACAAATGGTTCATGGTTCTGCAAGAGAGTATATAATACAGAATATAAAAGAAGATGATGATGACCCTATATTCACAATTTCAGCAGTAGAATATAATAGAGAGAAATTCTCATTAGTAGATAGAGGCTATGTTATAGAAGATGTACCAGAAACAGCAAGAATGCCTAGGTATACAGAAAACGTACCCTTTCCTACAGATGTAGTACTAAAAGCAGTTCCTCATCAACGAGAAAGTTTTGATGCGACAGGAGAATCTGCTGAAAGTTCCTTACTTGATTTAGCAATAACCTGGGGACATCCAAGTACAGATAGAACAGACACAGCCGGAAATGCAATTACAAACAAATATGAATTTATAGAATCTTATGAAGTAAAACATAATTTAGGATTCTCAGGGAAATTTAAGACAGAGATAGTTCCTTCTACAGAAACTTCCTTCTTGTTAGAAAACCCTGCACAAAGAATAGGTACGGTACTGGTAAGGCTTACCAATACACAAGGTCATTTCTCAAAATGGATAAGGAGAGAAATTGATACTTCCCTAATGGTATTAAAAATACCAACGAGTACTACTTCTAAAATTGGTGCTATAGCAACAGGTGGAGGTTTATCCACCGGGCTAAGTATCAACTCATCAACGGGATTAGTAAGTCTTGGCAGTACAACCTATGATTTTTCAAACACACTGGGAGACAGAATAAGTGTTTCTTCAGGTAATGCAGCACAAACAAGTCAAGCATTTTCAGGAGTCAGTGATGGTGGAGAAGCTTTTGTAGTTCATGATTTTAGTGATACATCAGACCCTCTTAAAGCAATAGAAATAAAAACAGATACAACTGCAAGAAACCCAAATGTTGGAGATAATAATGAAATTTTATTTTACAACTTTGAATATGTATCAGAAGTAGGTGCCGCTAATGCTGGACTCACGCAAAAAACAGGCACAGTTTCAATTCCACAATATAGTTCAGAGGTAACAGGTAGTGGAACAAGTTTTACTACAGAATACGAAGTTGGAGATAGGATTATAATTGGTACTAGTACTACACGTTACTTTGCTACCGTTACTTCAATACAAAATGATACAAAGTTATTCTTAGACCAGTCTGTACCAAGAAGTTATAGTAGTGTAAATATATTTAAGACAAGTTTTATTTCAGATAATCAAGATACAGTAATAGGAAAAGTAACTAGAAGCGGAAGTACATATACATTAGTTTCTTTCTTATCAGGAGGAACAGGAGAAGACGGTCAAGATGGTCAAGACGGTCAAGATGGTCAAGACGGTCAAGACGGTCAAGATGGAACTGCAGGTGATAGAGGTAGAAAAATACAAGAGATTATTTTATACTACAAACAAACCTTTAATAATGCAAATATATCAGCTCCTTCCGCACCAAGTACAGGGACTTATAATTTTAGTACTGGCACCGTAGCTAGTATACCTTCTGGGTGGTCAGCAGTACAACCTGAATTTGCAGTAGGAAGCATAATATTTAAATCAGAAGCTCTTGCACTCGAAACCACATCTTTGAATGATGTCTCAGGAAGTTTAACTTGGGGTACTCCAAGTAACGCTTTTAGTCCTCAAAACGATATTAACTTTATATTTATAAGAAGTGCTAATCAACCAACTACTCCAAGTATAACAAACTTTCCTATAATACCTACAGGCTGGAATGATGATGTAGCAGATGTACCTAACGGATCAAATCCAATATGGGTAGTAAAAGGTGTTACAGCATTTGATACTAGTGGCGGAGCTTTTAGATTCAGAACTACTTGGCAGGCTGCTAATATAATTGAAGGCAGCAATGGAACAGATGGAGCCCCAGGAGATGATGGAGCATCAAACTTTACAGTCTTCCAAGAGTCCAGTAGTCAACCCGCTACTCCAAGTGCAGGAACCTCAAATCCACCAACAAGCTCTTGGTACTCTACTCTTACTGCTGCAAGAAACGCAGTATCTGGAGATGGATTAGTATGGTTCTCTGTAGGAACAAAACCAGGAACAAGTAATACGATTACTTGGAGCGTACCTATAAGATATGTAGAAAATTATGGAAACTTAGGCGGGACAAAACCACCTGAAGATGCTAACAAGTTTATAACTATTGCAGATAGTACAGAAGGTCGTTGGAGATTCTCAATAAACGATGGTAGTACAACAGATGTAGATGTTTTCTCTAGTGGAGAAAGAACTAAACTTGATAACTTAAGAAACAACAAATTACCTGGCGATGCAACTAAAACATTAGAAAATACAGCAGACTCACAGGGAAAAGCAGATTCAGCTGAAACTGCTGCAAAAGCTCAAGAAACAGCTAATAGATTTACAGTACCTACTAATAGTACAGATGGTCTATTTAGTTTTAAGATAGGCACGACAGGAAGCACTCAAACTTATGATGTACTATCTTCCGACTCAAGAACTAAATTTGATAGAGTAAGACAAGGCCAAGACCCGCTTGATGCTAGTAAGTCTATAAGAAATGCAGGAGTTACTATAGACTCAAGTGGTATACTACAAGGAATAGGTACTGCAGCAGTAAAAGTCAATAATACCAAAATATCAATTGGAGCAAATGGAGTATTATCAGGAGGAGGAACTTCAACACAGGTAAATATAGGAAGTATTGCGTCAACACCATTTGATACATCAGGAAATGTAGACACAGGTGAAACAATAACAGTAGGAAGTAAAATAACAATTGATAGAAATAACGAAAGGATATTAATAGAAGACTAATGGCAGATAATACAGCACTAGGTAGACTAAGAACAACACACACAGTAACTGCAAAAGGTAACAGTAATGGTACTAGTGGATATTTAAGTGTAACTAATCCAGAAAGCATACGTGTTGGTAGTAGTATGAGTGTAGATGGTGTAAATCAAGTAAATCATACAGCGCATTATGGTGGTGGAGTTTACGGACTATACTATACAGTTAGAAATAAGAACGTAACAGTTTCAGGAACTACGTATGATGTGTCTTTAAATTACACAATTTCTAATTCGTTTTTAGCAGTAGGAGATACTGTATATTTTGATTATGATACTTACGGATTAAAAGTAGCAAAGAAAAATGCAAATGTAAATAGTGTCGGCTCAAAAGACTTAATATTTGATAGCAGAATAAGAAGAAGAGGAACTCTGTATTCACAAGGTTTTGCTTCAAGTATGGACCATGCTGGAGTAGATTTTAAAGGAAATAAAACAGAACTAGCTTATGTACCTTTAGTCCTTATAGATGAAGATAGAAAAGGAAGTATTGACAAAGAATCTGGCGGATTTGGGGCAGGTGATACATACACATATGATTATAGTGGGTATAGAAGTAATTTTCAAGTTACAAAAAGTACAATTAAACCGATAAACGCTTTTTCATGGATGTATGATGACTTTGCAGGTTATACTTTTGGAAGAGGCTCTTCCCCCAACAATTCTGTAGCAAATTGTAGTTTTAAAGTGCTAAGAATACCTTGTGCATATGGGTATATGACAGACGCTTATTTTGAAAATCCTCAAACCACAACAGATACAAGTAGAGGATTAGTTGGAGGCGGAAGAGAAATAAAAGACAAGAAAAGGTTATTTGCAGGAAAACTTACAAACTCAAATTTAGGATATACTAATTTAAGAGGAATGTTTATTTCTCGAGCAGGTACGGATATTGATACTTGTAGCCCAGATGATGTATTAATGACTGTGGATGATGGAAAAGCAAACACAGCCTTTAGAGGAGAAGAACAAGCATCAGCTATAAACTATAGCACTGCGGTAGCAAATACACAAGTAGTACCAACTGCAAGTATTTCGCAAAGTATAAATACAGCACTTGCAAATACTTTTAGTATAAGTGTATTTAATCCTTATGTAGCTTCAATTGTTCCCACAGCATCAGCCCCAACAACTGCGGGAGGCTCTGTAGGATCCACCGGTGGTGGTGGTGGAGGTTCGGGAGCTTTATCAATCAACACTAGTTTAAGTACAAGCGGATTTACTGAGACTATTACATACACACTTTCCGCAACATCAGGAACGTTTAATTTGTCATCAAATATACGTCAAGCAATTTTAATACCAGGAATATTTTAATTATGGCAAGAGCAGTACTAGGGAAAAGAGCAACAGTTAACAGTGAAGACCTTCGAGGTATTTTTATATCAGGTCTAGACATAAGTAGCGGAACTGGAACAGATGCGAATCCTTACGCATCTGCAAACGTCATTGCAACAAATGCATCAGGTCAATTAGAGCCTACTACTTTTGACAGTGGAGCACACGTAGGGGCTGGGTATCAAGTATACTCTTACCATCAAGGTCTACATACTCAAGCGTCAGAAGATGAAGATGAAATAATTATAACGCATAATTGGGGTCTAGACCAGTACGGAGTAACTAATGCAAATACTGCAGTAACTCCTGCTTTTGCAATGAGATGGACACCAGGAACAGAAATAGTCAGTGGACTAGCAACTAAGACTTATAGCGCTATTGATACTTACTACTTTGAAACTGAAACTCTTTCGGAAGAAGATGATGAAAATGGTGAAAATGCTGAAGAAAGTGCTATTTACTTTCAAATTGAAGCAGTGCATAAAAATGCAAATCAAATACAAATAAATCTTGTCGCATACAGTGAAGAAGAAGGATATTACCAGTACCCTGCTCAACAATTTGGATGGGCACTAGTAGTTTTTTATGAAGATGATTTCAATGGAGGAAAATCACTATGATATACAATATTTTTTATACAACAGAAAAACAAATAGCCTGGGCAACTACAGGCCAACTAACTACAGAATTAATAGAATTAGAGGCAGAAAGAGGATTTAGTCATTTAGAACTAGAAAGAGATGACCATGTAGACGCAAATCTACATATGGTAAATTCTGATGCAACAGATATTATAACTAGAAGTACATTTGACCCTACATTTAATACTACTACTCCTGTTTTAGAAGGGACTGTAAATGTTACAGGATTGGTTGTAGGAACAAAAGTATATGTTGATAATGTACTAAAGGCAACTATGACTGATACTACTTTAAATCTAACTTTTAACGCTCCAGGCACTTTTGTATTAAAATTAGAAAAAGCAGACCATTTAGATTATACTAAAAAGATAATAACAGCGAGACAATCATGACAGATGTAACAATTACAACAACCGAAACTATTAGCCAAAAAAGAGCAAAGTATTATTCTATGCTTAGCGAACAACTAGATAAACTATACCACGATATTGATTCTGGAAAGTTTGGCGATGCAGCAAAAACAGGACAATTTTATCTAGCTAGGAAAGCTGTTAAAGACAAATTCCCAAATTCGTAGGTTAAGCAAAGACCCCTCAAAAATAGTTCTTGACAGCACCTTTAATTTTTGATATAATTTAGCATATAGGAGTATAAATATGGCAGCAGGAAATTACGATATTGTTATAGACCAAGGCGCAGATTTCGCCCTAGCTCTCGAGTTAGCCCAAGATGGTACTGTAGTTAATTTAGCTAATCACACAGCTACGGCACAGTTACGTCCAACCCCTACATCTAGTACTTTGTCTGGCACATTTACTTGCCAGATAACAAATGCTGCTCAGGGTAAATTAAAAATGTCTATGGGGTATGCAACTACAGCAAATATAGTAGCTGGTAAATATTATTACGATTTAGAATTATATAACAGTGGTGCAAACACTATGACTAGATTAATTCAAGGTGTAGCGAGAGTTACACAAAATGTTACAAGATAATGTCAATTACAGTAAAACTTACTCCTCAACCTAGTACTGATATTACAGTAGACCCTACTCAGACTAAGTTAAACACTACAGTAAATAGCACTACTCTTACGCTTTCCGCAGCATTAGCTACAGAAGCAACAGCTGCTGAATCAGTATCATTTACTGGTCCTGTTGGTACATTAACAGGTTTAACAAATGTACAAGACGCCCTAAACTTTTTAGCAAATCAGTTTTTTGTGTCAACTTCCGCTCCTAGTGCAAGTACAACTAATCTTGCAGAGGGCGATTTATTTTATGATACTGATGATAATCAGTTAAAGATCTACCGAGAAATAACAAGTGGAAACTTTGAATTTGTTCCTATAATGATAGGCAACAATTCAGCAGACTCAGACACGGTAGACGCAGGGAGCTTTTAGTAGCTCAATAGGAAACAATCATGGCACAAACCATTAAAATCAAAAGAAGTACGTCCACCGCCGCTCCTACCTCATTAAGTGCCGGTGAACTAGCCTATTCTTCAAATTCAAATAAACTTTTTGTTGGTCATCCCAGCAGTTCTGCTGTAACGGCTATCGGTGGTGCGTTATATGTAAATATGCTCGACCACACAGCGGGTACTCTAACAGCAAGTTCAGCAGTAGTAGTAGATGTAAATAGTAAAATAAATCAACTAAAAACTGGTAATATAATTATAACTGGTGCTAGTGATACTATTTCAACAGCTTCAGGAACAAATAATTTAACAATAGCTCCAACAGGAAGTTTAATAATTACTCATGGTGGAACAATAGATTTAGACGGACAAGCTAATTCATTAACAATTCCTGATAACCAAGGAGCTGCTTTAGATATAAACGAAGGTGGTACTTCTTATATTAAATTAATCACTACAAATGGCAGTGAAGAAATAGAACTAGGCAAAAATGTAGACCTAAATGGTACTTTAGATGTATCTAGTTCTGCAACAGTAAACTCTTTATCAGCTAATACTACAATAGCAGCTGGTGGTAATTTAACAATTAACACTAATAAATTCACAGTAACAAGTGGAGAAGGTAATACAGCAATCGCTGGTACTCTAGCAGTAACCAACGCGGCAACTTTCTCTTCAAGTTTAGAGGTTGATGGACAGTTAAAAGCAGATGGTAATGTTATACTTGGAGATAATTCAGGAGATACAGTAACAGTTACAGGTACTGCAACCTTTACACAATCAGCAGACTTTGATGGGGGATTGACAGTTGCTGGTTCGCAAACAGTTGATGTAGGCGGAAATAGAGTTACCAATGTAGGAACTCCTACACAATCAACAGATGCAGCTAACAAAGATTATGTAGATGCCGTAAAACAAGCACTTGATATTAAAGATTCAGTTAGAGCAGCTACAACAGCTAATTTAGCAGCAACTTATAATAATGGTACAAGTGGTGTAGGTGCAACATTAACAGGAGATGCAAACGGAGCAATAGCTTTAGACGGAGTAAGTCCTACAACAAACGATAGAGTACTTATTAAAAATCAGTCAACATCAACTCAAAATGGTATCTACAAAGTAACAACAGTTGGTGATGTAGGAAACCCATTCGTATTAACAAGAACAACAGATAATGACTCTAGTTCAGAAATGACAGGTGGTTGTTTTACTTTCGTTGAAGAAGGTTCAACAAATGCTGATGCAGGGTTCGTACTATCAAATGTAACTGGTTCTGCAACACTTGGCTCAACAAACCTAAGTTTCACACAGTTCTCAGGAGCAGGTGCTATAACAGCAGGAAATGGTCTAGGTAAGTCAGGAAATACCATGTCTGTCAATGTAGATGATTCTACTATTGAAATTAATTCAGACACATTAAGATTAAAAGGAGTAAGCTCAGTACCAGAAGGCGTACTATTATATGGTGCAAATGGGGGCAACTCATTCGCTTCTTTATCTATAGGAACATACGACTCAACAAATTCAGTTGGTCAAGTATTACAAGTAGGAGCTAACGGTACCATAGCATGGTCTAACACATTAGATGGCGGTACATTCTAATAATGGCTCAAATAATTAAACCAAAAAGGTCAGAAACAGCAGGTGCAGTTCCACAGGCCTCTGACCTACAAGTTCACGAAATTGCGATGAATGTCGCAGACGGAAAACTTTATACAAAAGCAGCTAATAACTCAGTAGTCCTAGTAGGATCGCATTCGGCAGCAATAGCAACTGAAGCAGATATATTAGCTTTTACAATCGCATTAGGATAATCTCATGGCATCAAATTTTAAAACAGCAACGCAAGCAAACGTAGGTACTTCCCTTAGTTCAATTTATACCTGTCCGAGTAGCACAACTTCTACTATTATCGGAATGTATTTATGTAATCAAAGTGGTGGTAGTATAGAAGCAACAGTTGAGTTTTATGATGCTAGTACAAGTACTCACGTAGGTATAGTATCAAACACTCCCATTCCTAGCGGTACAAGTATCGCAGTAATAGGTGGAGACGCTAAAGTAGTGTTAGAAGCCGCAGATGCGATAAAGGTGCAGAGCAACGTAGTCAATAGTATTGATGTCGTCCTCTCATATTTGGAGCAAACATAATATGTCACTCATAGGAAAACAAAATCATTTAGTATCAGTTCTAGAAGCTAATGCTGTAGGCACTACAGAAATAGTAAGTAATTCTATTACTGCGAGTGAGATAGCAGCAAATGCAGTAGGTTCTGGTGAAATAGCAGAAAATTCAGTTGGTACTAGCGAAGTAGCAACAAATGCCATTGGAGCAGCACAGCTTCAAGGGTCAGCCGTAACAGGAGTAGCAGATAACTCTGTAGATGGAGCAGCAATAGCAGCTAACGCAGTAGACTCTAGCGAACTAGTAACGGGCAGTATAGACACTATACATATTGGAACAGGACAAGTAACTACAGCTAAAATTGCAACTAGCAACATCACTACTGGCTTAATAGCTGGCGATGCAGTTACAGGAGCTAA